GATATCGAGCAGGCGGAGCGCTTGCTGGTTATCCGTCGTAAGAGAAGGCTGAAGAAGACTCAGCAAATGCAGCAGCAGAATATGCAGATGCAGCAGCAGATGAACATGCAGGCTCAACAGGCGGCAGCTCAGATGAAGCAGCAGCAGATGCAGATGGAAGCCCAGATTGAAGCTCAGAAGATTCAGATGAAGGGTCAGACTGAGATTGCTGTTGGGCAGGCTCTGCACCAGCTCAGAAAGGAAATCGAAATGATTCGCGCTCAGGCGACCGTGGGTATGCGCTCTACAGAACAGGAGTTCAGAGAAAAGATTGACATCCTCAAGGAGGACAGGAAGGACGCCAGGGTTGACAAGGCAGCCTCAGCTCAGTCTAAGCTCATTGCTCAGCGCAAGGGCGAACGCCCAGTGATGGAGGATACCCCCGACGCTCAAGACGATATCATCTCTCAAATTTTGAACAATGGCTAACTCGATAAATCTAGATACAGCAGAAAGGCTTGACATCACATGTCGTAGGGGTGACAGCTTCGCGTTAGACCTTGACGTTACAGACTCTAGTGGTACAGCTTTGAATATGAGTGGTTACAACTTCATCATGGAGGTTAGGACTGCAGACACTATTAACACTGAAGACCTTACCAACTCAGCAATCATCTTGAGCACTGAGGATACTGGTAACTCAAATAACAAACTGATTACTCACACGACAGCCAGTCAAGACTTGACTGCTGGAGATGTTGTGTTTAGCATTACTGCTGCTAACATGAAGGGTGTTGTTGGTGGTGCATACGTGTATGACATTCAGGCTGTCGATGGGACGGGAAAGGTTTCCACTTGGCTGTTCGGGGCATTCATTGTAAATGAGGATGTCAGTGTCTGATGAATGTCTCCATATCTGTAAATAAGGACAACACCGTAAGTGTTAACCCGACTACGTCGGTTAACACTGTTTCTGTATCTACAAAGTCACAATCCGTTACGGTCACTGAGGGTTCTCAGCTGACAGCATCTGTGTCTCCTAAGGGAGCAACTCCGCTTTCTGTGGTGCAGCCTTCGATGGTTACTGCTATCAAGGCAGTACAGACGAAGAACAACATCACGGTTAATGGACTAATCTTCGGCGGCGGAGGCGGGGCCGCTGGAGGTTCAGACCTCAACAACGACGGTAGTATTACTCAGGTAGTTGAGGATACATCACCTCAGCTGGGCAACAACCTGGATGTCAACGGATTCACTATTACCAGTGCCAGCGGGCTTCCAGTTGTTATCGACCCCGACGGCAACGGCGATGTTCTGTTTAGGTCTAACAGCACAGACTTCGTTGCATTCAAGGGGGCGAACCATAGGGTTGGTATTGGCACCACAACACCTGACACTAAGTTCCAGGTAGAGTACAACGGTGGTCACACCTCTGGTACTGTTGGTGTAGCTAATGCAGCCATCGACTTGTACAACCCTCTTGAGCAAGACATTGACGAGAAGGGTTCTATCATCACGTTCTCTGACAACTACGAGGACCAGAACGGATTCCACAGAACCACTCGTGCAGCAATCAAGGGTGGTACTGATGTTACAGGCAACACGGCCAATGGATTCCTTGCCTTCTACACAGACTCGAATAACGCAAACAGCGCAGAGGAGCGCATGCGTATTGACAAGGACGGTAGGGTTGGTATCGGTACTACCAACCCAAGCAGGGAGCTCGATGTAAGTGGTAGAATTAGAGCCAGGGCTGAGTGGGGTGACATTGGCGCTCAGTTCAGAGCTCAAGACCCTAACACCAATGTGGTGATGGAGATGGGTGTGTCTAGCAGCACATCTTACTTCAAGAGAAACCAGACTGACGGTCAGTTCAGATTCCGCAACTCAGCGAACTACGACCTCGTCGCGATTGACATGGGAACCAAGAGGGTTGGTATTAACACCAACAACTCTCCCGACACCATGTTCCACGTGAAGGACGGGGCCATCAAGCAAGAGGGTTCTGATTACTTCATAAGCATTGACGGTGGTCACAACATTGTTGGAAGCAACCACCTGTTCCTTCTTGGTCAATCAAGCTACATTCACTTCAGGTCGAGCACCAACTCTATCTACCACGACGCAGCTCATGGTCACGTATTCAGAAACTCTGATGGAACCACCGAGTATGCAAGGCTGCTGACTTCTGGCGGCACCGCTGGCAACTTTGGTATCGGAACGACTGTCCCCCATTCTACACTTCATGTTAGAGGGAATATCAGTTTAGATAATGGAACTGGTACTGTACATACTAGAATTGCAAGAGAGTCGACAACTGGAGGAATCCAGTTCAGTAGATTAAACAATAGTGACGGAACTGATTATGGGACTCCCTACTTTATTGCCAAGGCTGGTGAGCTGGAGATTCCAGGCAGACTAAACCTTCGTGACAGTAACGCCAGTACGTTTATCACTGGAGGTACTCAGAGTAGTGCAACAAACGTGGTTGCCGTTGGTCTTAGAGCTCTTGAGTACTCAGGCAACAGGGGTGTCGCTGTCGGTGTCGACGCTGGTAGACACACCACGGGACTGAACAACACCCTCGTCGGTCACGGTGCGGGTTACGGTAC